GACTATATATAGTCCCCCTCTGTATATGGGGATAGGCTATCACTGATTTCGAAATCTGGCAACCCCTTGACAAAAATAATTAGAGGATGTATTTATAGGGCAAGACCCGCAAAATTATAAGGAGACGACATGACTGAACAATTTGGAACATATGATAACAGAAAGTTTGTAAGGCACACATCTTGTGACAAGTGTGGGTCATCGGATGCTAATGCTTTATATGCCGACGGCTCTCGCTTCTGTTTCTCGTGCCGAACCTACACTGAACCTCCCAAGGACAAGACCCGACTTGAGGAACTGCTCGGAGATGACACAAAAATTCAAGGCTCGGCCCCACAAATTATGCCACTAGGTATGAGTAAGTCTATACCTGAAAGAAAGATAAGCCAAAAGACTTGTGAGTTTTTTGGTGTGACAACTACTAACGATACTAAACCTAATCTATATAAACATCACTACCCTTATTACGATAGTGAGGGTAACCATATTGCAACCAAGGTCAGAAGAGTCGCTGATAAATCATTTACAGTAGAGGGTAAGACTGGTAAAGCTTTACTGTTTGGACAACACTTATTTAGTTCTGCTAACAATAAGGTTGTAACAATATGTGAGGGAGAGATTGATGCAATGTCTGTCTATGAAATGTTTTCACCTAAAAATTATACAGTCGTTAGTGTTAGGACGGGAGCGGCCGGAGCTGTTACAGATTGTAAGAAACAATATGAATATATTAATAGCTACGAAAAAATATATATTTGTTTTGATAATGACGAGCCTGGTCGTGAGGCAAGCAGAAGAGTCGCTGAACTATTCCCACCAAAGAAAGTATTCATTGTAAATCTTACACTCAAAGATCCTAACGACTATTTAGTTCAGAACAAAAAAGAAGATTTTATTAAACGATATTATTCTGCGCAAGCCTACACACCAGAGGGTATCATACTTGGTGAGAATACTTGGGATCTTATTGCTAATGAAAAGGTAATAGAATCAATACCTTATCCTTGGGATGGTATGAACAGTATGACTTATGGTATGAGACTTGGTGAGTTATGTACCTATACCGCAGGGTCAGGCATAGGTAAGTCTAGTGTAATGAGAGAACTAGCTTACCATATAATAAAGAACAGCAGTCATTCAGTTGGTTGTTTATTCTTAGAAGAATCTATTGAACGAACAACCAAAGGTATTATGTCTGTGCATGCAAACAAACCGTTACACTTACCATTTTGTGAATCAACTATGGAAGAGAAGAGACAAGCTTGGGAGGCTACGTTAGGTACAAACAAAATAAGAATGTGGGATCACTTTGGTTCAACTGATATCGATAACATCATAGCCAAGGTACAATATCTGGCTAGTGGATTAGATTGTAAGTTTATTATACTTGATCACTTGACTATGATTGTATCGGCCATGACCGGAGATAATGAGAGAAGAGCAATAGATAGTATAATGACAAGGCTCAGAACTCTAGTTCAAGAACAAAACATACATCTGATGCTGGTATCTCACCTAAGTCGAAAAGCCAGTTCAGATAGTGGACACGAAGAAGGTGCGATAGTTAGTCTATCACAACTCAGAGGTTCACACGGTATTGCGCAGCTCTCTGACTTTTGTTTCTCGTTAGAGAGAAATGGACAAGCAGAAGATATGCAGAAGAGAAACCAAACTACAATTCGTATACTGAAGAATAGATTTAGCGGAGAGACTGGACCGTGTTGTTGGTTACAGTGGAGTAAAGACACTGGTCGTCTTACAGAAATATCTAACCCAAAGGCAAAAGACAGTGACGATTTTAAAGAGGTGAATGATGGATTCAAAGTTTGATACAGTAGTTTTAGACATAGAGACAGATAGTCTTGATGCCACCAAGATACATTGCATATGTGTCCAAGACTATACTACCGGAGAGCAACGGGACTTTATACAAGAGCAAGGATGTGAAGAGTTTAAACAATTTCATAATCTTGATCGTAAATATATTATGCACAACGGTGTTAGTTTCGATGGCCCGGTATTAGAAAAACTATTAAAGATTACAATACCTTTAGAAAATATTATTGATACACTTCTTATATCACAGATGATTAATGCACACACAGATGGTGGACACAGTTTAAAATCTTGGGGCAAGAAACTAACACGGAGTGGTAAGCTAGAGTTTAAAGACTTTGATGAATACTCAGAGGAGATGTTGAGATATTGTCAGCAAGATGTGCACGTCACTCGTAAATTAATGCAACACCTAGCACCAAAGATATCTAGGTTTAGTAAAGAGAGTGTACGTATGGAACATAGGATCAGAAGAATTATAGATCAACAAGAGAGCAATGGATTTTATTTGGATGTAAACAAGGCACACGATTTGATGGAAGAATTAAAAACAAAAGCAGAAGATCTTAAGAAAGACTTACAAACTATTTTTCCAACAATATACACAGCACGGTTTCATAAGACTACGGGTAAACCATTAAAGGATCACGTTGATGAGTTCAATCCTAGCTCTCGTAAACAAATAGCTGAACGGTTACAAAAGAAATATAATTGGGTGCCAACAAAGACGACACCTACCGGGCTACCAGTAATTGATGAGCAAGTTCTGAAAGAGTTAGAGTACCCCGAAGCTAGAATGATTGCCGAATACTTACTATACGAGAAACGTGTATCACAGATACAATCATGGTTGAAGAGTGTCAAAGACGACAGTCGAGTACATGGAAGAGTTATTACTCTTGGCTGTGTTACATCTCGTATGAGTCATTATGGTCCGAACATGGCACAAGTTCCAGCAAGTTATTCTCCGTATGGTAAAGAGTGTCGATCATTGTGGACTGTAGAAAACCCAGACAAATATTGTTTGGTCGGATCTGATGCTAGTGGTCTAGAGTTACGATGCTTTGCACACTATCTACAGAACTCAAAGTTTACTGAGCAAGTTGTTGACGGAGACATACACACCTACAACCAAAAGATCGTAGGACTAAAGGACAGGCCAACGGCAAAGACTTGGGTGTATGCTTTTATTTATGGAGCAGGAGATGCCAAGCTTGGTCATATCGTTGGCGGTAATTCAGAAGCCGGACTTGCTAGTCGTAAACGATTTATAAATAAAGTCAAAGGTATGAAAACACTAACAAACAATCTAATTAATTTACTACAACAACGAAAGCGCAAGTATGGAGAGTACCAATTGGTTGCACTTGATAAAAGAATTCTACTTAATATAATTGACGAGGTCGACAAGCAGAACGTGGATGCCAAGCCAGTGGCTAACGTTCACGATGAGGTACAGTTTGAAGTCCGTAAGGAACAAGCTGTAGATTTTGGTAACATAACAAAGGAGGCAATGAAACGTGTAGAAAAACAATTTGATTTACGATGTCCACTAGACAGTGAGTATTCAATCGGCACGACTTGGAAAGAAACTCACTAGTTGTTGACACAAGGGATAGTATGCTATACTGTCCAAATGTTTCTTTGGAGACATTTAATTTTATAAACTTTTATATAAGGAGAAAACTATGTCAAAAATATCTGGCACTGCATACTGGGCGAAAGTCCATCAACCACACTTTGATCAATACAATGAGCAAGGTATCTTTTCCATTGATGTTACAGTTGATGCAAAAACTAAGAAACAACTGCAAGATTTGGGTCTTGGTCCTCGTATTAAAAACAAAGGCGATGAGAGAAATGATTTCATTACAATTAAAAGAAAGTACACTCGTAAGGACGGTACAAAAAACTCTGCACCTCGTGTCGTAGATTCTAAAAGAACACCAATAAGTTCTGATGTTTTAATTGGTAATGGTTCATTGGTTAACGTAGCCTTTGATACTTATGACTATAATGTAGGAGGTAATAAAGGTGTTGGTGCATCTTTGACAGCCGTGCAAGTAGTTAAACTAGTTGAGTATAGTCCTTCTGAAAATTTAGATGAGTTTGAAGAGGAGTCTGGATATCAGACACCGGCACCTAAAGATCAGTTGGATGATGATAAGCTTCCATTCTAATGTCAAAAAAGAAGAGCATAGATACCCTTGTAAAAGATATTTATAAATTGTTTGATGAAGGCAACAAAAGGAAACCAACACCACACGATTTAAATAAATTTGCAGAGGGTATGAAAGATGCTGTTCTTACTTACTTAACAGAAAAACAATCTGGTAGCCGAGGTATTCGTATGTCGAGCCTCGGCAAACCAGATCGTCAATTATGGTATGAGTTATATAAACCAGAATTAAGAGAACATATGCCAGCTCATGCACGAATAAAATTTTTATATGGACATATGTTAGAAGCACTCTTATTGTTACTAGCTAAAACCGCAGGTCATTCTGTGACCGACGAACAGAGAACTTTAAAACTTGATGGAGTAATTGGGCATCAAGATGCTGTGATAGATGGAGTTGTTGTCGATGTTAAATCAGCATCACAGTTTGGTTTTAGAAAATTTAGGAACAATGATATTACACCAGAGACAGATGCCTTTGGGTATCTGCATCAGATTGCTGCATACTCAGAGGCTAACAACAATGACGAGGTAGCTTTTCTTGCCATCGATAAACAAAGCGGAGCACTAGCACTGTGTCGTCCAGATAAATCTGATATACCAAATGCACGAGAAAGAATTAAACATTTAAGAATTGTATTAAAAGATAAGAACAAACCACCACCAAGATGTTATGATGAAGAACCAGAGGGAACATCTGGTAATATGAAGTTGAGTATAGGGTGTTCATACTGTGCATATAAAAATGACTGTTGGTCTGATGCTAACGATGGAAAAGGACTACGAAAGTTTATTTACAGTAAAGGACCACGATGGTTAACCAAAGTGGTTAATGAACCAAATGTTTCAGAAGATATTCCGTGAGTGTACTGCGCAAAGAAAAAGGATTCTATAGATCTATCTTTGAAGCTACTGTTTGTGGTAAGCTTGATGAAGATAAGGTTGACTTTGAGTATGAGACATTAGTCATACCGTATGTTGTTCCAGAGATTAGGAAAACATATACTCCAGATATTATACTATCAAATGGTATTATAATAGAACTTAAAGGTCAGTTAACAAAAGAAGATAGAGCTAAACATCTATATATAAAACAACAGAGACCAGACTTAGATATTAGATTTGTATTACAGAATTCTAGAAATAAACTTTACAAAACTAGTAAAACAACTTATGGTGATTGGCTTAGTAATAATAATTTTATATGGGCAGATAGATTTGTGCCAGTAGAGTGGATAGATGAAAGACGAAAAGAAATCAACACAACAGACATATTCGTTAAACCCAAACCAAACCCGAATTGCTATAGACCCTACACTCGATACGATTACCGAGGTAAATAAAGAGGGAGAGAATGAAAGAGCATTGTTCAGAGCAGTTATCTACCAAGCCTTACTTGATGCCAGTAATGAAAATGAAAACGTTTCTAAAGAATCAATGCACGTTAGGGAAGAAGCTGTACGGTGGTTCAGTAAAAGTGTTGGTGTTACTGCTTCTTGGTTCGTTGATGTTTGTGATCTTGCTGGCCTTAATTATCAGCAAGTTCGTACTTTCGCTAGGAAACTTATTGATGACCCCAACAATACAGAGTTCCAAAGAAAGAGATTAAATGTTTTACTAAACATGACTCACAAAGAGGAGACAAAATGACAGACGATCTTGTAAACAGCCCACCCCACTATAAATATAATGATAAAGGTATTGAGTGTATCGAAGCCATCGAAGCTGCACTTACACCTGAAGAGTACCGTGGTTATCTTCGTGGACAAGTTATGAAGTACACGTGGAGATGTAATTATAAAGGTAAAAGGTTAGAAGACTTGCAAAAAGCTCGATGGTATTTAAATAGATATATTGAATTACTAGAAAAAGAATGATAGTATCTGATGTTCCGGTACTTGAAATAATCTGTTCACTGACTGCATGTGTATCAGTCTATTTGTATGGTAACGGATCACTGAAAGCACCACTGTTTGGTATTTGCTCACAACTTTTTTGGTGGGCATGGACAATACAAGAGGGTCTATACTTTATGATGGTGTTGAATGTGGTAATGACAATAACACATATTAGAAACATAATTAAAATGAAAGGGAGACGATGACGACTTTACCAACTGTTTATCAACAATTTATTCACAAGTCTAGATATGCTAGATGGCTACCCACTGAGAAGAGAAGAGAAGAATGGCACGAAACTGTATCTCGTTACTTTGATTTTTTCGAAAAACAAATTGAAAAGAATTGTAAGTACAAGATAGATAAGAAAACAAGAGAGTATCTTGAGAATAAAGTTTTGAACCTAGAGGTTATGCCCTCGATGAGAGCATTAATGACAGCTGGACCAGCCTTGGAAAAAGAAAACATAGCGGGGTATAATTGTTCTTATATACCTGTAGATCATCCTAAAGCTTTTGATGAAATACTTTACGTACTTATGTGCGGGACGGGAGTTGGTTTCAGTGTTGAAAAGAAATATACAGAACATCTGCCTAATGTGGCTGATGATTTCCACGATACAGAATCTGTGGTCGTGGTCAGGGATTCTAAACTTGGTTGGGCAAAAGCATTTCGGGAAGTCATTACACTATTGTATGCCGGGCAAATCCCAAGGTGGGATATTTCTAACGTGCGACCGGCAGGGGCACGACTTCACACTTTCGGCGGAAGAGCTTCGGGTCCTGCACCGCTCGTGGATCTCTTCAACTTTGCCAAAGAAACCTTTGTTAAAGCCAAGGGTAGAAAGCTCACCCCGTTAGAGTGTCACGACCTTGTTTGTAAAGTCGGAGAGATTGTTGTAGTTGGTGGTGTAAGGCGGTCAGCTATGATTAGTTTGTCTGATTTAAACGATAGAGATATGAGAGATGCCAAGTCGGGTGAGTGGTACAGAGTAGAAGCACAACGTGCGCTGTCTAATAATTCAGCAGTGTACGAAACAAAACCAGATAACATCGGTACATTTATGGAGGAGTGGTTAGCTCTATATAAATCAGGCAGTGGTGAACGAGGTATCTTTAATAGACAAGCATCAAAGACAGTTGCCGGCAGAAATAAAAGACGTGATGATAACTTTGAGTTTGGAACTAACCCGTGT